TGTGGTATTCAATGCCGTAGCTTCTGGTGTATTAACTCCTAAGCCATTGAAAGCACTCATAGTTCTTACGTCTCCGATAGTAGCAACGTAGCCTGATTGCTCGTAAGTACTTGTAGCACCCAAATAGTTTAAGGTTTGAGGAGTAATAGAAAGAGAAGCTCCTTGACGTAAAGCTATAGAATTGTATCCGATATCAATAACCGGAAGCTTAGCAGTACCTCTTGGTAAAGTAATCAATTTATACTTCATAATCTCCTGATCGTTAGGATACGCTTGCAAGATAGGCATAGCTTCGATTGCTTCGCCATAGAATGCAGATCCTGATGGGTGGTTAGGGTTATAAAGGGTGTAATCAATCTCGTCGTCAGACAAAGAGAATTGAGTGATTCTAAAAGAGCCGTCGTTTCTTGCCAAAAGTTCTCTACCCTTTTTGGTCAAAATTGCGTCTACTACTACTGATGTGCTACTTAAATATGACATTTTGTGTGCTTTGTAAATAAATATTGTCGAAAACCGTTTTCAAATATAACCTTTTTCTATCTAATTAGTATATAAATATTTGTGGTACCTTATATTAAATTCTGTTGTTTTAGTGCTTTTACCAAGTTTCCTGAGTTTCTACGTACCAGAGGGTTAATATACTGAGGGAATATGAGACCATCTTGAAGTATATTAGCGCTTGAAGTGTAGTTCAATATTAAATTGGTCTCGTCAGGCACGTGTTTTAAAGCAATATAGTTGGATACAAAACTTGGGAAATTGGCAGAATCAATATTATTTAAACTTAATCCTCTGTCTAAAGTCAAATAATAGTATGTTACTCCGGCCTCTTGCTCTTGATATGCGGATACCACTCTAAATTCATCTTCTCTTCCAAAAGTTTTAGAAGATTTATTAAAAAATCTTAGCATATCTCCCTTTTCTAAAGAGAATGGAAATACTGGGGTTTCAAATGAACTGGTGATAAAAGGTCCACCGAATGTAAAACTTCCATAATATTGTGATTGAGCCTGCGATATTCTTAATGTAGTGTTATTTATGGCGTACCATCTTGCATTAGTTGCCGATTCAGTAACAGAGTTAAGGAAGACAGTTTCTTGAAACGTTTGTAATACGCCAGGAGTAAAAGCAGAAACATCAAACAATTCAGGAGCTAAAAATAAACTAGGATCTCCAGGCATTATTTCAGTTAAAATTTGAGGGAAAGGCGTACCTGAATTATATTCAATGAAAAATATTTGATCTGAGTACCCTAAATTTACGCCCGCTGCTGTTGCAACTCTTCTTAAACCTATTCTAATACTTTGGCTTATAGCAGGAAAGAAGTAATTAATACTTACGGTATACGCGTATTGAATTCCGGTAAAAACCAAATTAGAACTAATTGAGAAATTACCTATGCTATTATTACTATTAGGTGTAAAATAATTGGCAGATCCAGTAGCTTGAAATTGATTTTGAGCCGCAAAAGGATCTTTAAACAAATACGTAAGAGTTCCAGTAGATCCACTTTTATACAATACAGGTGAATATCTAAATCCTCCTTCGAATAAAGATAGATTTCTATTATTCGTTAAAAATTGAATATCTGGAGCATTTGGATCGTAATCGAATAGAGATACATCTACAGTTTCTCCGGACTTGAATACGTTTTGAACTGTAAAAATATTTTCGTTTGCCTTAGTTAAATTCAATACGTTTTGATCGTTATTGAAAATATATTTAATCTGCGCATTAACTCTACCAGGCAATTGGAAAGAAGAAGAGTACATGTCTACTAAGTAAGCGTACTGAAACTTAATCTTGTCTATCGCTGCAGTGCTACCGTAAGATTCGTCTCCTTCTGCATAGTCGTTGTAGTTAGCACTTATTGTTTTAGATCCATAATATCTTGGTATTGTAAAAGAATTCAATCTATAGTTCGTGTCCTGCAACTGTGCGTAAGGATTATTAGGATTCGTGTATGTATTATAGTTGTCTGTTAATGCGCTGTTTATAGACTGAGTAATTAAACCTAAATTTATAGGAGTTAATTGATCAGAAGTATAATCTAAATCCAAGAATCTTTGAGATCTAACTGATGCAGATATATTTTGATAAAGATAATTTAAAGAATATGTAGTATATGTAGTCTCTACTCCATCAAATTGTATAGACGAAACTTCTGTTTGATTGCCTATAGACTCTTGAGTAGTTGCAGTAATTACAGTTCCACCAAATTCACCGTTATATAATTCTATTCCGTCTGTACTAGTATAAGGAATTAGCCCTAAAGAAGAAGTATAAAACCCAGAGTTGATAGTGCTTCCAGAAATAGATCCACCGCTGCCCCCATCTACGTAAATCATATCAATAGATTGAGATAGATTATTATCCATGCTCATACTAGGCTCGTGTCTAGCGTACTTATTTCTTTCTAGAATGTGACTCTTAACAATTATACCTGTGGATAAGTTTACTCTGGCAGGTACAAAATCTCTAATAGTTTTGAATAGTACGTTGTTATAGTACTTAATCAATCTAATGTATTCCCAAACGCTATGAGGTTGAGTATAAGAAGCAAAGTAGGTATCTCTTTCTAAGTCCAAAGCCGGATAAGATCCTGAATAAGCATACTCTGGTTTACCTATCAATTGATTTATATTTAAGCTAGGTAAAGATCCGGTTATATTTGCATTGATGCTATTAGCAGGAGAAAAGCCAACTTCAACATCAGTCGTATTGATTCTTTTATCTGTGTTATACCATTGAACAGTTGCATAAGGAGATAAAACAGAAGCGCTTAATTCAGTAGGAGTCATGTACATATCTGTATGACCAAATATTGCATGCTCATTTTCCATAGAACCGGAATCGATATCTATTTTATCGTTGTTTATTTCAAATATACCAACGCTACCAGTCCAATAAGTTCCACCAAATTCGTTCACAGTTAAGATGCTTTCTGGTATACCGAATGTTGAAATTAATGCTTTGACTGATCTTTGTGTACCTCTTGTTTTTAGTAAGTAAGGTAAGTTGTGATACAGTCTTTTATATAATTCTCCTTGTAATTGTTCGTTACCTATAGTAGCAATACTAGAAGTGACGTAAGTATTAATTACCTCAGATCCTGTAGGAGGCAATAAACTTCCATCTTGATTTATGCCAAATAAAGTATAGTACAAGTTATCAGATACGTTTGAATTGGTATACAGTTCAAAACCTAATCCCCTTAAAGCATCAGAAACCACATCCAAAGAAATACCAGTATCAGGATTATTTGTTGCATCGTATCTAGTAGTAACGTCTTTATAATACAACCAAATATTATCGAAGTGTTGGCCGATCATATTCAAGAACGTAGTATAAGGAGCATTACTTGGATCGTCTAAAAGATATTGCGGTATTGAATTTACTAATTGATCTTTATTGGTTGCATCGTAAATAGAAGCAGAGTACAATAAAGAAGGAGCTCCCGATGTTGGAACAGTATCAGCAGAGCCCAACCAGTTAATCGCTTGTGAAGAAGTTACAGAATATAATTCGTAAGGCTGAGTGGTGCTAGCTTTTGGCCAAGCGAAACTAGCCGAACTAAAATACAAATAGTATTCGTATAGGTCAAATTTCTCTATTAAATTATTGATAGAGTTTTCAATTGTACTTATAGAAGACGATACTATTATATTGCTAGTTCCGTTCGCAGTTAGTTCGTTTTGCGCAGCTATCTGAGCATTATAGGATTCCAATAACTCTAGCTTATACACAAAATTGTTTACTCTTTCTGTTGCGTTAGAGAAGTGTATAAAGTTACCAAAGTTAGTGTAGTCAACGTTAATATCTACGGACTTATCTTGATAATAAGATAACATCTTTTGATAAGACGAACTTATTTCGCTAGTTAAAAGACTTGCGTAAGAATAGTAAGGAGTTGTTTGACCATTTTTTTGATTAACTGCTATTTTAAAGTTTGGACCTCTTAAGTTGTTAATGCTTATTTGTGCGTCTGCTTCAATTTGAAAGTCTACGTTAAAGCTAACAGACTCAGCAATTTTATCTACTAACCATAATTCGCTTTTAATATCGTAAGCATCAGGTAGTGGTTCGTATAATTTAATAAGTAAACTAGCTTCTCCCGTATCAGGATCTTCAGAGTAAGCTACATTATTAGCAAGGATTAATTCGTTATTTCCAAAGTTTAAGTAAAAATCAGGAAAGTAATTTTTAGTAGTAACATAACTTTGATACTGACTAAAGGCGTTTAATATAGCTGTATTACTTAAAACTTGAGAAGATAGTCTTAACTCTGTTCTAGAAGAAGAAACTTCTTTTATCCAATAAAAAGTACCAAAAGAAGAATTAAAAAGTCTTCTTAAAAAGTTGTATTGTGTAGTTAGATTTCCTCTGTTGAATCCTAAAGAATTCAAATCTTTTTGAGGATCTAATACTAAAGCAGAATATCTATTCTCTTTAATGGTACTCTTAGAATCAGGATAATAGTCCTCTAATTGATAGTTAACAAACTCTAAGTTTCCGTTTTGATCGTACACAAAGAATTCTATATAATCGCTAGAATCTCCAAATTCTGCAGTAATATAGTTCGATGTTATTAAACGATCGTCTTGAGGAGAATAATCCTGTTGAACAATTCCAGGACCTTCGTATATTATGTTAACTTTTTCCATTAAAGTACTTTATTGATAGTTAGGTACGTTTGACTTAAATCCAAAATTTGTTGACGAAGAGCGTTAATTTCTTCTATCAGAGCTTGTTTCTCTGGATCTAATACTGATCCACCAATATATTCTTGACTTCGTGAAACCAAAGATTCGTGAGACTCTGAAGCTCCATTAGCAGGAATATCAAAAAACAATTGATCGTAATATCTAAAAAAATCTTCTACAGTAACAGATTCAGGCGCAGCAGCAGGTAAGGCTGGTGGTACCAATTCTGTAAAACTAGAATCAATTACTTTATTATATGTATTGACTCCTCTTACTTCTTTTACTAATTCTACAGATGTTGACATTTATTATCTAATTATTTTAAAGATGTAATTATTATCTACATCGATGTTTTCTCCGGTTGGTAATACAGTTTTGATTAGTACCTTGTAGTATCTTTCAGGTTCTAATCCTGTCATATATAAGTCAAAGTAACTACTTGTAGCATCGCAACTTATTTTTGTATATGTTGTATCAAAATCCACAATGATTTCTTCAGATTTCACATCTTGTAAAGACCAATAAGAATTTTGAGGTAACGCCTTATTTACGTTATAAATAGAAGAAGTAGTGAAAGTTCTAGTTGGATACTTGTCCCTTGCATTAACTCTAAATCTATATTTCGTTGTATCGTACTTATAAGTTCCTGTGTTATTTTCCAAACTTAATATAAAACTATTGTTATTTAAAACGCTAAGACTTCCTGTTGTATAAGAGCTATCGTCCCACTTCATTTCTAAAGTAGGAGGATATATAGTGTGAGTATCTACTGAGAAGAAGCTAAGAGCCACAAAACTAGCAGAGTAATTTTCTACAGCCGTAGGATGCTTAACGATAAATCCATTATTTTCGGATCCGCTAAACCAACTGTGTACTATTGAAGTCACGTCAGCATTTATGTCTTTCGCATCTTTGTAAGTATAAGATTGAGTAGCGAATGAGCCAGTCCAATTACCGCCTCCAGGAGTTAAGAAATAAGAAGCGTTTACCCAAGTATTAGAAGCTGTAACGTAAGCGGTTGGACTGAACCAAGAAACTCCGTTAACTGTTTCAGGATAATCGTTGTACTTACCGGTTCCCATTTGCCAAGAAGAGGATACTTGTCTTA